CGAGATGGCCCTGTCGCTGGACGACTTCGCTGACCGCGTCCTCAAGCCGCGCATCAGCCAGCTCGCCGCCAGCGTCGATGCCGACGTCGCCAACGTCTACAAGGACGTCTACAACGCCGTCGGAACCGCCGGCGTCACCCCCGCCACGTCCGAGGTGCTGCTGGCTGGCCAGCGCATCCTGAACGAAGGCGCGGTTCCGATGAACAACCGCTATGCGACCGTGAACCCGGCCGCCAACTCGGGCCTGGTCGAAGGGCTCAAGGGCCTGTTCAACCCGGGCCCGACCATCAGCCGCCAGTTCAAGAGCGGCATGATGGGCGAGGGCGTCCTCGGCTACGACGAGATCAACATGTCGCAGTCGATCAAGGTTCACGCCTACGGCACCCGCGCCGCCACCGGCGCGACCGTGACCACCACGGTCGCCACCGAAGGCGCATCGACCATCGCGATCACCGGCACCGGCTCGCAGGTCATCAACAAGGGCGACACCTTCACGATCGCCAACGTCTACGCGGTCAACCCGCAGACCCGCGAGAGCACCGGCCAGCTCCAGCGGTTCGTCTGCACCGCCGCCAACACGGCGTCGGGCGGTTCGTACACCTCGGTCGCCATCAGCCCGCCGATCTATACGGCGTCGCACGCGCTGGCCACGGTCAACGCCTTCCCGGTCGCCACCGCCGCCATCATCTTCGACGGCGTCGCCTCCACTTCGGCCCCGCAGAACCTGATCTACAACAAGGACGCCTTCGCGTTCGCCACCGCCGACCTCCTGCTCCCGCAGGGCGTCGACATGGCCTCGCGCCAGGTCCACAACGGCATCTCCATGCGCATCGTTCGTGATTACGACATCAACAACGACCGCATGCCCTGCCGCATCGACGTCCTTTACGGCTACGGTGCCATCCGCGCCGCCGCCGCAACCCGCCTGCTCGGCTAACCCCCTCTCGAAAGGAGAACCACCATGTCTCTCTCGTCAGTCGGCGGCGGCTACCAGTTCGGAGACGGCAACCTCGCGGAAGCCGTCATCCAGACCGCCCCCGTCCCCGCCACCGCCACCGCCACCGCCACCCTGTCGGCGGCGCAGATCACCAACGGCATCCTGTTGGGCAGCCCCGGCTCCTCGGCCGCGGCCTACACCCTGCCGACCGCCGCCGTGCTCGACGCCGCCCTCGGCAACGCCAAGGTCGGCTCGGCCTTCGACTTCGCGGTCATCAACGTTGATGGCTCCGGCTCGGGCGTCATCACCGTGACGACCAACACCGGCTGGACCCTCGTCGGCCTGATGACCATCGTGGCCACCGCCGGCACCGCCCAAGCCTTCCGCGCCCGCAAGACGGGCGACGCGGCCTGGTCCCTGTATCGCATCGCCTGACGCCTACTCCGCCCCGCCTTAACCGGCGGGGCGGCTCTACCCTTGCCAACTACGGGACGAGAGCATGACGACCGCAGGAGACATCATCTACGGCGCGCTTCGTCTGATCGGACAGTTGGCGGAGGGCGAACGCCCCTCGGCGGACACGGCGCAAGACGCCCTCGCCGCCATGAACCAGATGATCGACAGTTGGAGCACTGAACGGCTCGCTGTCTATTCCACTCAAGATCAGACCTTCACGTGGCCAGCCAACCAGGCGACGCAAACGATCGGCCCGTCGGGCGACTTCGTCGGCCTGCGACCCGTGCTGCTCGACGACAGCACCTACTACATCGCCCCGAACGGCCTGTCGTTCACGCCCATGCTCATCAACGAGGATGCGTACAACGCCATCGTCCTGAAGACGGTGACGACCACCTACCCTCAGGTCTTGTTCGCGAACGCGACCTTCCCCGACGCGACGTACAAGATCTACCCGGTGCCGACGCAGGCGCTGGTGTGGCACTTCATCTCGGTGCAGGTGCTGGCGCAGCCGGCGTCGCTTGGGACGACCCTGTCGTTCCCGCCCGGATACCTGCGCGCGTTCCGCTACAACCTGGCCTGTGAACTGGCCGCCGAGTTCGGCGTCGAGCCGTCCGCGCAGGTCAAGCGCATCGCCATGGTCGCCAAGCGCGACCTGAAGCGGATCAATAACCCGAACGACCTGATGGTGATGCCGTCGGCGCTGCAACGGACGTCGTCGCGGTACAACATCTACACCAACCAGCCGAGCTGACGTGAAAAGTCCGATCCTAGGATCCAGCTATGTCATCCGCAGCCCGAACGCGGCGGACAGCCGCATGGTCAATCTCTACCCCGAGGTGATCGCCGAGGGTGGGCTTGAGGCGGCCTACCTCCAGCGCGCGCCGGGGCTGCGGTTCATCTCGACGGTCGGCACGGGCCCCATCCAAGGCGAGTGGTCGCACAACGGTGTCGGCTACGTCGTGTCGGGGCAGTCGTTCTACTCGATCACGTCCGCCGGTGTGTCGGCGCTGATCGGCACGGTCACGAACAGCGGCCCCGTCTCCATGGCCGACAACGGCACGCAGTTGTTCATCGCAGCGGACCCGGCAGGCTACATCTACAACTACGACACCGGCGTCCTCGCCGAGATCACGGACGAGGACTTCCCCGGGGCGAGCACTGTCGGTTATCTGGACGGCTATTTCGTCTTCAGCGAGCCCAACTCGCAACGGTTTTGGGTCACTGCCCTGCTGGACGGCACGAGCGTGGATCCGCTCGACTTCGCCAGCGCCGAGGGTGCTCCCGACGGCGTAGTCGGGCTGGTGGTCAACCACCGCGAGGTGTGGGTCTTCGGCACCAACTCCACCGAGGTCTGGTACAACGCCGGCGACGCCGACTTCCCGCTGGCCCGCATCCAAGGGGCCTACAACGAGGTCGGCTGCGTCGCGCCCAACTCGATCGCCAAGCTGGACAACAGCATCGTGTGGCTCGGGCAGGACAGCCGGGGGCAGGGCATCGTCTACCGCGCCAACGGCTACCAGGCGCAGCGCATCTCCACCCACGCCGTCGAGTTCGCCATTCAGGGCTACTCCGACATGACGGACGCAGTGGCCTACTCCTACCAGCAGGACGGGCACGAGTTCTATGTCCTGAACTTCCCGCTGGCCGACACGACGTGGTGCTTCGACGCCGCGACAGGCGCGTGGCATGAGCGCCGGGGCATCCTCAACGGTCAGTTCACGCGCCACCGCGGCAACGCCTTCGTCAACTTCGGCGGCGCACTGGTCGTCGGCGACTTCGAGAACGGCAACCTGTACGCCTTCGACCTGGACGTCTACGCCGACAACGGCGAGACACAGAAATGGCTGCGCCGGTGGCGCGCGCTGCCGACGGGTCAAAACGACTTCAAGCGCACGGCGCAGCACGGGCTGCAACTGGTCTGCGAAACCGGCGTCGGTACGGCCGGCTATGCCGCCGACGACGTGCTGCTGGTCGAAGATGGCGTGGAGATGCTTGTCGAGGTCGGTGTCGACCTGCTGCTAGGCCAGCCGGTGCTCGAAGGCGCGGACCCGCAGGTCATGCTGCGCTGGTCCGACGATGGCGGCCACACATGGTCGAACGAACACTGGCGCTCGATGGGCATGCTCGGGCAGACGCAGACGCGCGTCATCTGGCGCAGGCTCGGCATGACCAACAAGCTGCGCGACCGGGTCTATGAGATCTCCGGCACCGCACCGGTCAAGGTGGCGATCATGGGTGCCGAACTGCTCCTGAGCGGCACCGATGGCTGACGTCACTTCCATCCCCGCCTCGCGCGTCCCGCTGCTGGAGCCGGGCACTTCGTTCATGTCGAGGGAGTGGTATCGCTTCCTGTTCAACCAGTTTGGGCAGACCGGCGGCGGCACCACGGCGCTGACCCTCAGCGACCTAGAGCTTGCGCCGCTCGGCGAGGCCAACGCGACAGGGCTGGTCGACGAGGTGCATGGGCTGCTGTCCGCGCCGCCGCCCGAGCCTATCGTGCGACGCGCAGCGTCGTTTGCCAACACCACCACGCAAACGCTTTCCTCACCCAATACCGCCACGGCCGTAACTTTCAACACGACTGTCCACAGCCGGGGCATCGGGCTGCAATCGTCGTCGCAAATACACCCTGGCGTAGCTGGCGCGTTCTATTTGTCGTTTGTCGCCGAGATGGACAAGACCGGCGGCGGTAACGCTCTCGTGTGGATCTGGCTTCGTAAAAACGGTGCCGACGTGCCCAACGCCGCGTTCAAGTGGCGGGTCAATGGCAGCGGGTCCGCCACGGTTTTCAGCGCCACGGCAACCGTCGTCGTTGGGCAGACCGACTATTTGGAGGTGATGTGGGCATCGGACACCACTAGTGCTACGCTAGAGGCTACCGCATCCACCGCCTACTCGCCCGCCGGCCCGTCGGCGCTCCTGAGCATCACGCAGGTTGACCCATGACCGTTTTCCTCTCGCCTCTCGCCGGCGCTGGCCAGCAGTTCCTTGACAACTCGGGCGACCCGTTGACCGGTGGCCTGCTCTACACTTTCGCGGCAGGGACGACGACGCCGGAGACGACGTACACGACCATCAACGGGACGACGCCGAACGCCAACCCCATCACTATGGACGCCGCCGGCCGGCTTGAGAGCGAGGTGTGGCTGACCGGCGGCGTCGCCTACAAGGTCGTGCTGCGCGACAGCACCGGGGCGCTGCTCGGCACTTACGACGACATCTATGGGATCAACGACGTCAGCGCCACGGGCGTCCCGTGGGCGGACGTCACGGGCACCCCGACGACGCTGGCCGGGTACGGCATCACGGACAGCATCACCGCCGCCGCCGCCGCCTCGACCTACGCGCCGATCAACAACGCCGGGCTGACCGGGACGACGACCATCCAGGATGCCGCAGCGGCGTCGCACACGGCGGGCTATCTCGACGTGCCGCAGAACGCCAAGACGGCCAACTACGGCCTGCTTCTCGTCGACCGCGGCAAGTCGGTCGTGATGAACGGCAGCAGCCTGACGCTCACCATCCCCGCCAACGCCTCCGTGGCCTTCCCGGTCGGCACCGCTATCGTCGTCGTCAACCTCAACGCCACGTCGCTGTCTGTCGCGATCACCACCGACACGCTGACGCTGGTCAACTCGACGACCACAGGCACCCGCACACTGGCCCGGAACGCCATGGCTACACTGGTCAAGGTCGGCGCGACCTCGTGGCTGATCGCCGGGCTCGGGGTGACCTGATGAGCGGCGTCATGGCGGTGACCGCCGGCCTTAGCGCCTTGTCGTCACCCAACACAGTCATCTTCGACTTCTCGACCCCGACGAGCGGCGCGGTCACCGTCCCGGTGGGCGCCACCGGTTTGGTGATCGAGGCGTGGGGCGGAGGCGGGGGCGGAGGCCGTGGCCGAGAGTCGATCGGCGACGGTGGTGGTGGTGGCGCGGGAGGCTACAGCAAAAAGACGTTGGTCCTGTCGGGAGACGACGGCAAGACCATCCTCTACACGTCAGGGCTCCCCGGCAGCGGGTCCGGCACCGCCGACCCGGGTAACACCGGCGGGACATCCGTGGCCAGCAGCGGCACGTACCTCTTGACGGCGCTTCAAGCGGCGGGCGGGCAGGGTGGCCTGTCAGACGGCTCCGGCAACCAAGGGGCCGGCGGCGCGGCCACCGGCGGCGACACCAACACCACCGGCGGGGGCTCCGCTATCGCCACGATCTCCGGCGCGGACGCGACGGCCGGTGATGGCGGGCTGACTGCGGGAGCAGGCGGTTTTGGCGGTATCCCTACGATCGCGGGGGATCCTGGCGATAGCGGAGCGCCCGGCCGCGTTCGCTTCGTCTTCACCATATAGGAGGGCCGGATGGCCGTTTATGTTCGCGTCCTGATCCCCGCCAAGACGGCGGAGAACACACAGACGACGCAGTACACCTCGACCGCTGTGACCACGATCATCGACAAGTTCACGGCCACGAACTACAGCTCGTCGGCGGCCACGCTGTCGGTCAACCTCGTGACGGCGCTGGACAACCCCGGCAACCAGAACCTCGTCGCCAAGGCGGTCACGCTCCAACCGGGGCAGACCTACCTGTTTCCCGAGGTCGTCGGGCAGGTGTTGGTCGCGAGCGGTACGATCTCGACCCTCGCCAGCGCCGGCAGCGCCATCAACATCCGCTCCAGCGGGAGGACGATCTCGTGATCGACGCCCTGCGCGTTCACTTCAGCGAGCGGCTGAACCTTCCGCAGCCCGCCGCCGACTGGCTGATCGACCTGTGGCAAGTCATCCAGGTGTTCGACGACGTGCACGACGGCCACGCGGTCGGCGACGAGATGCCCGCCCTGTGGGCCGCGCTGGTGACGATGCCGGGTAATCCCTTCTACCTGTCGAACGCCGCCGCGCTGCAATCCGCCATGGCTACCGCCATTCTGAAATGGCACGCAGCCAACGTCGCGGAGGAGCAAGGGCAGGCTGACGAGCGGTCGTACATGTGGCGCGCGGCCTACTACGACGTGGTGCTGCTGGTCGTCCTGCTGTGCCATGGCCGAGCCGTTGCGCTGGATATGGCCCCGGTCGTGATGATGATGTACGGTGAGCCGTTCGCGGACTACCGAGAGGAGTTTCCCCATGCCTAATCCCCTCATCGCCGTGGCGGGTGCTAGTGCCGGTAGCTCCATCATCGGCGGCGCTATGCAAGGCAAGGCCGCCAAGAGCGCGGCCAACGCGCAGGTCGCATCCGCCGCAGAGGCGTCACGCCTCCAGCGCGAGATGTTCGACGAGCAGGTCCGCCTACAAGAGCCGTTCCGGCAGGGCGGGCTCACAGGCCAGAACCGGATTATGGAGCTGCTCGGCATCGGCGGAAACGCCGCAGCGGGCGATTACGGCCGCTACGGTCGCGACTTCTCGATGAACGACTTTGAGGCCGACCCCGGCTACGCCTTCCGGCTGGCCGAGGGCAACAAGGCGCTGGAGCGATCGGCCGCTTCGCGCGGGATGCTGCTGTCCGGGTCCATGTTCAAGGGCCTGCAACGCTACGGGCAGGAGATGGGCTCGCAGGAGTACCAGAACGCCTTCAACCGCTACCAGACCAACCGCTCGAACCAGCTCAACCCGCTCCAGAGCCTGATGGGCGCCGGGCAGACGGCTACCAACACCCTGTCCAACGCGGCGGGGCAACTCGGCGGGCAGCTCGGCGAGAACGCGATCGGCGCGGGCAATGCGCGCGCCTCAGGGTATGTCGGTCAAGCCAACGCCTACACCAACGCGATCAACGGCGTTGCCAACGCCTTCGGCAGTTACATGGGCCAGCGCGCGCCGGGGCTGACCCCGAAAGTAGGTGGCTGATGCCGGTCGACGCACGCATTGCCCTTGCGGGCATTCCCCAGGATTACAACGCCTTCGGCGCGTACAATACCTCGCGCGCGGCAGAGCAGACGTTCCGCCAGAACCAGATGGTGCAGCAGGCCGCGCGGGCAACGGCGGATCTCAACCGTAACGCCATGCTGGCGGCGCAGACGCTCGACCCGACCGACCAGGCGTCGATGCGGGCGTACGCCATGCGCTACGGCCCCGCCGCCGCCCCGATCCTTGAGGGCCTGTCGGGTGTCGACAACATGTTCACCGCGCGCAACACGGACCGCCGCGCCGAAGACAAATCCGCGGCTGATCTGCGCGGCGTGAACATGGGCCAACTGGTGCCCTTCGCCACCCAACTGCTCGGCGACGCATCCCCCGCCAACCTCGCGCGTGTGCGCGGTATGGCCGATGCGAGCGGGTTC